CCACGATCTGGCGAGCTACCTTGAAAGCAAGATTGTAAAAGAGAAGTATTCCCCTGCCGCCGCTCTGGCCGCCGCCCGGAAAGACGGCTTTACAGACACCGTATGCGTAAACACCCTATACAGCTACATTGACAAGCAAATATTTCTCCACCTGACCAACAAAAACCTATGGATTAAAGCTAAGAAGAAAAAGCACAACCAACCGGTGCAACGGATCGCACATCCGCTATTACCCAGCATCACAGACCGTCCAAACTATATCAATAAGCGGGAAGGCTTCGGGCACTGGGAAATGGATCTTGTCATAGGGAAGAAAGACACCAGGGCCGTGTTACTGACCCTGACAGAGCGGATCACCCGGCAAGAAATGATCTTCAAACTGCCGAACCGTAAAGCAGAAACCATTGTTGGGCTTTTCAACCGACTTGAAAAAACAATTCCCAATTTCAAACAAAAATTCCAGAGCATCACCACCGACAACGGAAGCGAATTTTTAAACTTCACCGGCCTTGTGCGATCCATCCACGGCGGCAAGCGCTTTGACCTCTATTACTGTCACAGCTATGCTGCCTGGGAAAAGGGCAGTTGTGAGAATCACAATCGCATGATCCGGCGCTGGTTCCCCAAAGGAACCGACTTCACGCATATTTCCCAGAAGCGTATAAACGAAATAGTCCTATGGATGAATCATTATCCCCGAAAAATATTGGGATGGAACAGCCCGGCAGAACTGGCGGCGTAACACATAATTTTGCTTCAGTAATGCTGATCAGCGCCGCAGCCATCACATAGTTGTGTTACAATGGCAAGGCCCCCGCCCCCCGGACAAGCCGGGGCGGGGCGGGGGCCTCTTCTTTATGCTGTCTTTTTGCGGCTTTTTCGCCAACGCCGGGACGGTTTTTCCACCCCGTCCATGTTTGTTTGATTGCCATTTTGTTGGAGCGCCAAGATTTCTTCCTCGGTCATCATGGCACCGTCCTGCATATCCTTTTTTAGATTTCCCACACACGCCAGCGTATCATATGCATTGTAATCCTTGTCTTTCACGAACCAGCACCGCCGTGCTGTTGGCGTCAACAAACGAGCATTTGTAGCGTTCTCCATCTCCCAGGCGTCATAAATATTATTGCCCTGCAATCTCCAAGTTTTGTCGCAGTCAACAACATAGCTTGTCACCTGCCGAAGCAGCGCATCCACCTGCATGAATCGCTGGGCAGTGTAAAACAGACTGATATAGTAATGGCGGCAGGTGAGCAGCGTATTCAAAAAGAGCGGATCAATATTCTTTTTGAAGTTGCGGCTATTCATCTGAACACTGAACTCGTCACCCAGGACAAGGGTAATCGTGAGTGTGCCGTTGGCATCATCAATTTCATTCTTCCGTTCGGCATCCAAAACAACCTGTTCCAGGCTCTTGAAGTCCTCATAGGGAACGGACAAGGAAACGTTGCTGATGATCTTAATGCGCTGGGTGACCATCTTATGACGGCGGGAACACCAGACCGGCAGGCCGTCATATTGCTGATACGCTGATACAACTTTGTGAACAGCGGAAAGAGTCTTGCCCTTGCCAAACAGCCCCACATAGGCCACCAGTTCGCCGGTATGGTAGAGATTCCGCATATTGTATTTGAAATAGTGATACAGATCCATGACACCATATCGCACCGAAGAAACCGGGTGAGAGACCACACAACGGAATTTGGGAAACGCGATCAGAAGAAAGGCTACCGCAATAGCAGCTATAAATTTCATCTAAACCACCGCCAATTACAAAAGATTTGAACAATGGCGGCAATGACCCGGAACACAGCCGACACCAGAACAACACAGACAAAGACCGTCAGCAAATAGGGGATGAGCGCTGCCAGCGTGTCCGGCGGCGTAACATCAAGCCCGCAAATGCTGAAAAACTGTGCTACTACCTGCACCATTACAACCCCTCCTTTACGATCCGAAACAAAAAGCCGATCACCAGAGAAAGTAAGATCAGCAAAAGCAATCCCTCCGTCACTGTGTAATCCTCAAATTTAGTGGTGAGAAGCGGCCGATCCGGCGTAACCGGCACGGCCTCGGCGGTTGTTGTCGTTGTACCATCGGCAGCGGAAGCTACCACTTCACCGGCCGCAATCGTATTCACATCATTTTCCATAGTTACCCTCCTTAATCCGAAAACACCCGGCCAATGAACCAGATCAGCAGACCGGCCACAATAGACCAGATGAACACATCCCACCAGCTGAACGTAAAACCAAAGACAGTCATAGGCGTTTTGAAAATTGCAACGGCAGAAGCAAACAAATTGCCCAATGCTTCCATATGACTACCTCCCCAGAATCCGCCGAATAACGGCGGCAGCTATCAGAAGAATAAGCCCCAGATTCAAAATGGTAAAGAACTCCGGGGGGAGGAACGGAAAGACCGCCGTTAAAAAACTGGTGAAGCCGCCAAAGATCCCCACAATCTTTTCGCCCAGGGCTTTAAAAAGATCGAATATCCCGCCAAGCGCTTCCACGCCTTTGGTCAGCAACTTAAGAACGCCGGAAATAATGCCTTTAACCACATCACCCACCGTTGCAAGCAGCTTTTCAATCAGACCACCAATGCCGCCGCTGGGCGTGTCCGGCGTCACCGTACCACCGCCGGTCCCGGAGCCGCCCGAAGTCGTGCCGTAATAATAGTTATAAGTAATCGTGTTACCGTTGCTGTCCGTCAGCTTCACGCAAGCGTTATCATCACCATAGGACACCGTACCGCTTTTATAGGTGCTGTTGTCGGTGGTGTAATTATAAGTGCGGGTGGAGTAATCATATTGCCAATCGGTCACATTATAGGTTGCACCGGTAGCCGGGTTATTCACCTTTTTATTGGCTTCATCCATCAGATACACATTTTCGGCTATGACCTGGGTGCCGTTATCGCCGGTGTAGGTATAATTGCCGCATAGGCTACCAGTGCGGGTGTCTGATACAGTCGCCGCCTGTACGGCAGACGGTTCAACGAAGCAGAAAAAAGTAAGATCGTAAACAACAGATTGATCAGCAGAACCGGAAATGTGAAAATAATGGACACCTAAACCATCAGACGAAAGGGAAAGAACTTGATCACCAGAATTTCTAAATCCCTCATCCCGAACTAAACCAAGTACAGTACTATTATAGTAGGCATTTTTAACAGTGATAGGCAAATTTGGCAAATTAGGAGAGCCGGTAGAACCCGCAAAAATAATTGAATATTTGCCAGCAACAGGTGCCAACAAGCCGGCAACGTTATAATCAACAGTCGCAGAATAAGTAGACTGCGGAGCAAAATCGCCAACAATATGATTTTTTGTAACCGTTTCATGATGTGTCGAAGCATACCGGGACGCAGAACTAAAAGTAAGATTTAAGGGGATATAAAAACCCTTGCTACCTACTAACGTTGTTCCAAGGTTTTTTTGCATATCGGCAGTATAAGCTTCATAGCCGGATTGCCCGGTAAGATTCTTCCACCAAGCCACGACATTATCAGCGCCAAACTTTCCACTTGCATAATCAACAACAAATTCCCAAAAAGTCCTATTAGTTGATGTATCCACCGCAAAGGCCGGAACAACACAAGAAATACTTATTGCAAATATGCAGAAAACCGTTATAATTTTCTTAAAGACTTTCACAAAATCACCTCCAAGGAGTGTTAGAAATGAATAGCTACATACAAGCGCAGGTAACAAACATGATTGCTATGACAAAAAGCTTTGAACAAACTTGCGACTTTGCCGCCATACAGGACGACGGCATAAAATCAAGAGATGAAGAAAAGCAATTAAAAAAGATCAGAGCCGCCACCCAAGCCTTTAGAAAAGCATTGGAAACCCTTTGAAAAAAGGACAAGCGTAATAGCTTGTCCTTTTCCCTTTGTAACACAGTTGACACGCACCGTCAGCTCAGATCAACGACGCAACCATGCAACCATGTGTTACCATTTGAATTCGTTGACCTCCGGATGCCGCTTGAGCCAGATCATAGCCACAACGATAAAGGCCAGGCCGCCAATGCAGCCGATAACGTGCAGGCAGCCAACCAGCCAGATCAAAAAATCAGCCATATGTTGAAAGAGCATCAATCCCACCTCCCCCGCCTTTGGCTTTTACCCTGGGCAGCATCCTTAAGCATGAGGAACACGCCAAAGGCCACAGCGCACAGGTAGAACGTAAGGAAAAAGGCAAAGACCCCCACGCCCATCATATTTTGCAGGGTGCTGTCAAAAAGGCCCAGCACCGAAAGAACAAAATCAGTCATGAACACCTCCAGAGAGATAAGGGACAGGGCGAAGCCCTGCCCCCTCGTTCCGGCCTTAGTGAGAAGCCTTTTTCAGCTTCTTAAAAACGCCAACAGCCGTGCCGATCAGACCCGCCGCCAGGAACACAACAAGCAGAGGATTACCCGTAATCATACCGAAAACGGAGGTAACCACAGTGCCCAGGGAAGTCACGCCACCGGTAATAGCTTCCATACCGCCACCCGTGGTAGTGGTTTCCGCCAGCAAAACAGCAGATACACCCATACCACTTTCTCCTTCCTTTAAAACTTATTTGTAACACATCTGCAAAGCACCGTCGCCGCCGATCAGCGCCGCAGCCGTGCAAACGTGTGTTACACTAATTGCTAAATCTCCCGCATACGAGAGACAGAATTTTGAACGGACTTCATTTCTTCAGCCGTTTCACGCATCAGACATTCAAGCATAGCGAGCCGAGCAGAAGTGTTTTTAAGTTGCTGACGCTTGATATTAAGCTCCCTATCAAGCTGGGCGATCTCTTTTTGACGCTGATCCTTGACCATATAGCAGTTATAAACCAGACGTTCAAACTTCTGGTTAAAATTGTCACCCACCTGCTGATTGATGATCTCCATCATCTCATCAGAAAACCGAATGGAACGAATATTATTTTTGAGCATTTTCAAGCCCTCCGAAGTATTTATTTATCTTTGTTGCCAGCCGTTCAAAGCGGTGCTGCTTGAGCAGCGCTTCATATTTTGGATTTGGAGCCGTATTGCGATTATCTACCATGTGTTTAAACTCGTTGATACCGTATAGCTCTATCGCACAGGAGATTGCATTCCCCCAGCGATCCACCACATTTTTCTTTAACTTCTCCTCGTTGTAGTCCATGCCAGGGGAACGATAAATGCTTATTGGTGTTACAACATCAAGAACATTCAACCAGTAGGGCCGCATCTGCCAGCGCCATTTATTCTCATCGGTATCGTCCGGAATAACATAGCGCAGGTAATTAAGCAGCACTCCGGAGAACGCTTCACCAATACCCAACGGTATACCCATGAATTGAACGGCTCTATCATCACGAAGTTGTATTTCTATACGTATCCAATGCGTACCGGCTTCACAATGCCGTTCTGCCGCCTTATCGTAAATACGAATTAAGACCTTACTTTGAGGACTGCCAACCTGTACCGTGGAACCTTTGCTAGACAGTGTAGCTTCCCAATAGTTGGAACGCCCCACCCAGTTACCGGCCCGGGTATCCTCAAAAATCTGGTTAATGTCAAGTATGCCAGAATGATCATCAAAGGCCACGTCAAGACGAGTGATCTTTAGACCATTTGAAGTAATCCAGTGAAAAAGGTTTTCCCAACCAATTTTTGAAAGCGTCTCGAACGTTCGGCAACCTTGGCCGGACATTTCCACCCAAATACCCATATCTTCACGACCGTGATAATGGATTGAGATACAAGAGAAATACTTCCTGTCCTGGTATCCGTGTGCGCCTTTTATCTCTTGCCAGGGGCAAGCAGTAAGACCGAGAGCTTCAATTATTTGTTCGGGCGTATGTACTTTACTGGTAAAAGAAAGCCAGTCGTAAAGAACAATATCTTCTCCACTATCCACAAGAACACCCCCTAAATCAGCTTCCTTGTAGGTAGTGCCCCCCTGTTAGCGGGGGGGGGCACGCCCCGGGGAGCTACCCCGGGGCGCCAGGTACCACTTATCAGGCCTTGATAGGTACCATGTAGGAAACCTTTTTCGAGCTATCAAAATAGCACTGCACCGTTGTGCCCGGCTGGATGCCTTCAAAGACCTTAGGAGAGACACAACTATACTTCATGGCCTTCTGACCATTAAAATGATAATCGTCTGTCTCAGCGCCTTTGAACGACTCCAGAACAAAAACGTTGCAGTAATCCATCGTGTTCCCTCGATCGGTTTGGAACCGACCATAGCCATAACCTACAAAAATCTTTTCTTCCATGAAATGTTC